AGACGGATGAAGCCGGACAGGTTCTCATTAAGCAGATCCAAACAACGCTCGATGAGAAAAGGAATGCAGGAACAGGAAAAGAACTCGGCAGGGCACTCTACAAAGAATACAGTCTGGAAAAGTTCCTGCAGATTGTGGAAGAAATCAGAACCGCAATCTGGAATCTGTGGATACCTTACTGGCAGAAGCATTGCTGCTTATATGCAGCACCGGAATGTTTCGAGGAAAACGGACCGCCACCGAAGATTTACAACGATCTGACAAAAGAGTTCCTTGTAGACCAGGAACAGAACATCTGGGAGAAGAAACCAGAGTGGGAATCAGAACAGAGAATGATCATCACAGCCGGAGCGTGCCACATTCTGGCTGAGGGATTAAAGAATAAGGAGGAAGCAGATGGGATGCAAAGCAGCGATACCAACAGATGAGTACCACGGATGGGAGTGCGAAATAACAGAGGGAGCGTGTATGTTTTTACACCCAGACAGTAAAAGATGTGCCAAAGAATACGGCGAAGGACCAGATGCAGTAGAACAGGAGGAGCAAAACAATGGATAACAGACAGGCAAACATCAACAGATTTGAAGCAGAGATGACAAAGGTAACAAGAGACGGAGTGGACAAGCTGATGGCATTTATCAGAAAGAGTGATATGTACGCAGCACCTGCAAGTACCAGATTCCACCTTTCAGTGACAGGCGGACTGCTGCAGCACTCACTCAATGTACTGGATGCACTGAGGGCGAACCTCACAAAGAACGATGACGGCACATACTCATACGAGGTCGCAGGAGTTCCGGCAGCCAGAGTGACAGAGGAAAATGTGATCATCATGGCACTACTCCATGACATCTGCAAGACCTACTTCTACACAACGGAAATCAGAAACCGCAAGGTCAATGGAAAGTGGGAGCAGTACGAAGCATTCGCAGTGGACGACAAGATTCCATACGGTCACGGAGAAAAGTCTGTAATGATGATCGAGGAATATATGAAGCTTCAGCCAGTAGAAAGATATGCAATCAGATGGCACATGGGATACACCGAAGCCGACACCTTATCATTCAACAATGCAATCGACAGATACCCGATGATCTGGGCACTGCATTCCGCAGACACACAGGCAAGTCACTTTATGGAAAACAATGAGGGGAACAAGCTGGCATACGCAGACAACGGATCAGCGGAATACGCAGATCAGCCGACCATGCAGGAGGCAACCGCCCCGGTATTTGAGGAGGCGACACCAGTATGAGCATGATGGAACTGCTGTCTCAGATGAGAGAGCAAGCCAGAGCCAAGAAGCAGCGCAAAGGAAGCCTGCCGTGGTTTTGTATCATTCTTTCGGACAAATGCGTAGAACCGGAAAAACCCTGTACTGAGTGCAGGGTTTACGAGGAACATAAAGAAGAAATCGAAAAGGAGATGGAGAGACATGATCATCAAAATTGAAGCAGTACCGAAACTGATAGTGGAAGATGGAGTAGAGAAAGTCGTCATGGGAGCAAACAATCAGCCAGTGCGGGATAAAGAAAGAGCACTTATCACAACCAAGGGCGGCAATTACCGCAGAATCGTCACACTCACAGACGAACTGGCGGCAGAGGTGGTAAAAGGACACCGATACTTCAATGCAGTAGAGAAAAACGGAAAACTCCACATCACAGGGAGAGTGTCCGCCAGATTTTAAGGAGGCAGACAATGACAGCAAAGAACGCAGAAGGGTATCCAGACCCAACAGCAGAGGAAGCAATCCGCCATGTAATGCGTGGAGGAAAACTGGATTATACCTCCTTCAGAACCTATGAGGAATTGCAGGACTACACCATAGAGCATAACAAAGGCATAAGCACCAGGGAAGCGGCCGACAAATTCATCCGGGAGAAGATGCCAAAGGAAAGTTACTTCCAGAAGAAAATCCTTGACTGGATAAAGGATAACGCACCAAATGCCATCGCATGGAAAGAAGCAGCCGGCCCGTACTCCAGACAGGGAATCCCAGACATTACCTGCATCATCAATGGCAGGTATTACGGATTCGAGGTCAAGCGGCCATTCATCGGGGTGCTGAGTAAGATGCAGGAACAGACCATAAAGCAGATCCGCAGGGCAGGCGGAAGGGCGGAAGTTGTCACTTCAGAAAAGGAAGTAGCAGAAATCCTGCTGCCGGAACTGACACAGAAATAGCAAGGGAGCAAACAGAATGAGAGTAGCAATCGAACCGAGAAAATCAACTGACCGTGGCGGATATTACTGTATGCCGCTGAAGGTAAATGTGCCGACAGGACGCAAGGACTGGAAGCTGACCAAGTGCCCGGAGTGCGGTGCACAGTGTTGGGAACTGCCACTGGCAGAAGTAGCCAAGGCGCAGGGAGCAAAAGGACTCTGCACCATGTGCGCTTTAAAGAAGGGAGTGAGCGGAAGATGAGAGTAAAAATAAAGCCAGTCAATGATATGGCGGTGTCTGACGAACACCTCAACATCATAATCCTCAAAAAGCCAAAGCGCAGATATAGACAGATTATCAAGGCATATTACAGAAGAATGCAGAAGAAGGAAGTGAAAGAATCATGAAAGCAATAACAGTATGGCAACCATGGGCAACGCTATTGGCGACTGGGCAGAAACATAACGAAACACGGTCATGGAAAACAAGCTATCGTGGAGAAATCCTCATCCACGCAGCCAAAACAGACCACAGCGGAATCCTGCTACATATCCCGATGGAAGAATTGAAGCACTTCCAGGACGCAGGTGTAGTAAATAAACTACCAACAGGAGCAATCATCGGGAAAGCAAATCTCGTGGATTGTTTCCAGATCGATGAAGCCTATCGGAGAAAACTGCAAAGAGAGAATCCGGCAGAGTTAGCATTCGGAGATTATACCATCGGCAGATACGCATGGGTAATGGCAGATGCAATATTATTCAATAAGCCAATTCCGGCAAAGGGAAAGCAAGGACTGTGGAACTGGGAAGGAGATGTACAGGATGAACGATGATGAAAAGTGTTGCTGCGGAAACTGCCTGCACCACAGACCATCATGGGAAACAGGACATCTGAGCGGATGGCACTGCGATAACTTCATGGCAGACGCATACGGATGTGATACAGAGTACGATGATGGAGAAGAATGTCCAGATTTTGAAAGCAAGAGGTAGGTAAACCATGTGGAAGATTTTTATAGAATACGATGATAAAAGCAAATTGACGATAACCGGAAAGCACAAGGATATCCCAGTAGAACTGGCAAACAAATACTACAGAGAATATGTGAAAAGCAGCGTATGTAATGCCACATATCAGCAGTATCCAAAGAAAGACCATGAATCTATGTCATTGGCAACGAAGATAATGGAACTTCAAAATGGAGTGCAACGATGAATGACGAATTTGAAAGTTGTGTAATGATTTGCCAGAACTGCGGACACGAAACAGCGATTGATCCAAATAGAACAATAGGAGCAATAATACCTTTGGAATTTTGTCCGTGGTGTGGAAAAGAAATAAAGGAGGCAGAGGATGAGACTGAAAAAGAAAATCAGCAGGCAGAGTAAGATATTCAAAAAGGCGATCAATGCAAAGTGGGCATTCTACTGGGCAAAGTTCATGACAGAAGCAGCGGCCATCTGTAGGAAGTATGAGCATGAGGTAATCGAAGGCAAGGGAACGGATTATGAATATACACACCTCTCATGCGATGGTTGCCCATTCAATGTAGAGAAGTTCGGAGAGCATAAGATATGCGGGTGCATATTAAGCGGACCGGACGACTGGGATGAGCCAAAGGTAATCGGTCATATCGTTCGCACAATAATCCATGAAATGGCAGGTGGTAAGAAATGAGCGAGAACGAAATCCGTGAGTACGCACTCATGAAAGCGACATTTAAGTGGTTGCTGATTGGTATGTTATGGCAGGGATTGGAATTGTGGTTCTACGGAACAACCAGACCGAGCAACGAGGATACAATCATCGGATTTTTACTCTGGTATTACATCGTGAGATGTGAATGCATGAAAAGGGGAGTCTGGTGGAAAAGAGGTGGAGACAATGGCAAAAGGTAAACCAAAGCGTAAGCCATTCGGGATGAATTCCAGTCTGGCGGATGCAACACAGGTAATGAGACAGCTTCCGGTGTCGGCAATGCTATCGTCCATTGAAATGCAGATTAATATCCTGCAGGAGCGTGGAGTAGAGATACGAGACTGGGAGAACAAAGACCGGGTACTCAAGCAGGTAATACTCGGCGGAAAAGCATACTTCCTTGCGGAGGACAAACCCAGGGATTAGAAAGAAGGAAAACTATGACACCAGACAGCATGGCAAATGAAGTAGAAGAACAAAAACTGCTTCTCAAACAGTACCTCGGACAATATTATTATGCCAAGATGAAAAAGAAGCAGTTGGAAGCCAGACTTCGTACTTTCAGAGAAAATATGCTCGGCACAAAGGGGATGCAATACTCCCCAGTGCCACGCAGCCAGACCAACAGCGTAGGAGACGGACCGGCAACGCAGGTCATCCGCGCGATGGAGATCGAGGACAGAATCGAATCACAGAAAGCAGAGATGGCAAAGACCATGCTGAATGTGATGAAGATCATGGATTTTTTACCAACGGATTCCACGGAACGAAGCATACTGGAATACAGACACATTGACTGTTTGAGTTGGAAGCAGGTGTGCAAGGAAGCAAACATGACAAGGACTCCTTGCAACAAATACTACAACGCAGGAATTGACAAGCTGCTTACATACAAAAAAGTACAGTCAATTTTACAGGAATTCGCCTCCTCCCAAGAACCCTCAAAGCCTTGAAATTGCTTGACTTCGGAGTAGGGGGGGGGTAGAATTGTACTGACAAAATAGCTTATTGTCAGATGATAAATTCTACCCCTTAAAAGGAGGAGCAATATGGGATTGAAAGATTACACAGATACAAAAAACGGG